CAAACCGTTGGCAATGTACCGGAAAAGCCGTAAATTTGCCCCGTGGTTAAGAGATAACCGCCGAGATATACAAAGTATCGGATAAGACAATAAAGCCTCTTAAAATGGAAATTCCCCGCAAATAACTTGTAAAGGGTAAACACGTTTTAAGGAGGGCGGGGGACAAAAGAACACAGAGAGCCGGAAAGCCGAAAACGTCAAAGGGGACGAAAGAACCAAAGGACGCAAAAGGCATAAAGCGCAAAGGGTTAATTTTTACCCCGTTTGAACATTAAAAAAGATTGAACAATGGAAAAATTGAACACGGGTAATAAGAGCCGGAAACCCGCCGGATATAACAAGCGAACCGAGGAACAACGGGATTACGATATTGCGTTTTGTTCCAATCTTTTCTTACGTGGTTACACGTACCGGGAAATTGTGGCGGCTTTGAACGCAGATTTAGCCAAACGAAATACAGGTTATACAATTTCGTTGGCAATGGTTTATTACGATTTACAACAATGCCTTATCGAATGGAAGCGGGAACGGTTGGATAATATCGACGAATACGTTACACAGGAATTGCGCAAGTTGGATGCAATGGAGGTGCAGGCGTGGGAGGCGTGGGAGGCGTCCAAAACCGGAAAGCAACGAACCAAAGAGAAAACCAACCGGGGGCGTCCAATCAAAACAGATGCGACCGATACCGACCCGGAATATTACGGGTATGATGAAACAACGGTTGAAACGTCGGCGGGCAATCCCCGCTTTTTGGATTTATTGTTGAACATTCAGCAACGACGGGCGAAAATGTTAGGGTTCGACGCCCCGGTTAAAATAGAGATACCCGGATACAATGCCGGAACCGAGGACGACAAACCCAAATACGATGCTACCGTTATTCCAAAGGATTTATTGTTTGCCGTCGCCGACAAATTACAATCCGCCGAATATGCAAAGGTTATGGCAGAGAAAGGAGGGGCGCAATAATGGCAAAGAGAACCGCACCCGCAACCCGTCCGGGACAAAAGCAACCGGAATGGATGAAACATATTTGCGACGACTGTAAACACGCCCGTTGGGTCGAAACGCACCAAAATAAGGATTGGGAGGGGAAATATATTTGCCTTACGTGTCCGTTTGAACAATGGCATATAATCCGAGGGCGTCAAGCGTGCGCAAAGTTTGAACCAAAACCAAAGGAGGGGCAACAATGACAAACGACGAAATGTTGGCAATGTATAAAGCCATAAGCGAGAACCCCGGCGAAATAGTCAAGGAAGCCGCCCGCAATCGGTTAATCAACTTTTCCCGGTATATGCAACCGGATTTAGTATTGGAGCCGTTCCACGTCGTATATTATACGTTGTTGGATATGTTCGCACACGGGTTAATACGTAAAATGATTGTTCAGCAACCCCCGCAACATGGCAAATCGGAGGGTTCAAGCCGTAAATTACCCGCATTTATGGAGGGGTTAAACCCGGACTTAAAAATTGTAATTGGGTCGTATGCGGCGACAATCGCACGGGATTTCAACCGGGACGTTCAACGAATAATCGACACGCCCCGGTATCGTGAATTATTCCCCGGTACATACCTTAACGGGTCGAACGTCGTAACAATGGCGAATACCTATTTGCGCAATAGTGATGTTATCGAAATGGTCGGGCGTAAGGGGTCGTTGCGTGTCGTTGGTCGTGGCGGTTCGCTTACGTCTAAAACCGTGGACGTATCCATATTGGACGACGTGTATAAGGATTACGCCGAGGGTAACAGCCCAATAGTACGGGCGGCGGCGTGGAAATGGTACACGACCGTTGTACGTACCCGTTTGCATAACAATTCGCAAGAATTGATTGTATTTACCCGTTGGCACGACGACGATTTGATTGGACGCATTGAGAAAAGCGGGGAAATAATCATTGATATAACGTGTTGGGCGGATTTACAGAACATACCCCCCGGCGCATGGGTTCGCATAAACTTTGAGGCAATCAAAACAGGGGAACCGACCGAGATAGACCCACGGGAACCGGGGGCGGCTTTATGGGAGGGGCGACACAGTAAACTAAAATTGGAGGGGCAAAAGGCATTAGACCCGGTACAATTTCAGTGCTTATATCAGGGCAACCCCGGAAGTGCCGAGGGTCGATTGTACCAACCTTTCAAAACGTGGGTTGAAAAATCCGATTACGGCACGTATATTCGTTCCGGTGCATACATAGACGTTGCCGACGAGGGCGACGACCTTTTGTTTGCCGCAACGTATGACGTGTACAAATCGCCCAATCTGTTTTTCAACGAACAAACAAAGCGTATGGAGCCGATATTGTATGCGCTTATTACCGATATGGAAATGACGGACGAAAACACGGACGTAACAACCGTAACCGTCCCGGCAATGGTAAACAGGAACGGCACGCAAAAAGTATGGGTTGAGAGTAACAACGGCGGTGCGGGTTACGAAAAGGTTATTAAAAAGAAAGTGCGGGCAATGACAGACCCGTTTTATCAAGGCGGCAACAAAGAAAGCCGGATAATAACAGCGTCGGCAATGGTAAACCAATGTATTATTATGCCGTTCGGTTGGGAAACGAGATACAAAGCCGTGTACGACCATGTAACCGGATTTTTGCGCAAGTTCGATGCGAACACGCACGACGACCCGGAGGACGGATTGACCGGGATATATGAAAAGGAAATTGCCGACGGTAATATACAGCCATACGCACACGCCAACCGAGGCGTAAAGCGTCGCAATTAGCAATATTTTTGGGATATGCAAGTTTATAACTGAAAAAGTTTATAACTTTGTAGCCGAAACAAAGGGGGTAAAGGGTAAACCCCCGGAGATAGTAACATAAGTTTTTAACGTTAAAAAATTAAGATTATGCCAATTTGTAAATGTCCAGCGGCGGCGGCTTTGCCCGATGTACCCGCCATTGTTTGCGCCGAAAGTTTCGGGCAAATTCAAAAGGTAGCGTTTCAACGTCTGACAAAGGCGGACGGAACCAAAAACAGTTTTACGAGTGAAGCGGCAATAACATTGCTTGCGTCGTGGACGCCGAAAATGACGGCGGCGGACGGAACCAAAATTGTTGTTTCCCCGTATATCCAAGCCCCAACCGCCGAGGCGGGAGCCGCCCGCACCTTTGGAGGCGGTAACGAAACGTTGGGAGGCGTTGAGGAAATTATAGGGCGTGAACCAACCCCGTTTACCGGAGTTATCCGCAAAGCCCCACAGGAAGTAATAAAAGCGTTAAAGGAAATGCAATGCGAAAGTTGGGGCGACAATTTGGGTATTTTCCTTTTCGACGAAAACGGCGCAATCGGAGCGATTAAGGACGCCACAACTGACGGGACGTATTACCCAATTCCGATACGTTCGTTGTTCATTGGCGACAAAACGTTGGGCGGATTGGAAGCCCCCGACAGCAACGCAATACAATGGTCGTTTTTGCCTAATTGGTCGGACGATTTGGCAATTATCGCACCGTCGTTTAATCCGTTGACGGACTTAAAGGCAACCGGGGCGTAATGAACGCAAAGGTTACAAAGGTTGCGTTGGAGTGTCCGACCTTAAACGTAACCGTCGATTATGAGATAAGCCACGCCGAAAGGCTTTTGCGTATGCGAAACAATGGAGGTTGGCAATTACCCGAAAAATCAACTTTTGAATTTGTCGATAATGGGATTAGACGTAAAGGAAATAAGAAAACAGATAACGGAACCACGGAAACGGGCGACGATAAATAAAGCGGTTATACACCAAAACCGTATTAAGTTTCACGCCCAAACCAACGTTACCCCGTTGATGTGTCAACCGACGACCGATTTTTTGGCATGGGTTGGCAATCTTATTCCGCACGACAAATTCAAAATATTCAAAACTCTTTTCCGTTACCCCGTTCGCACGAATGAGGTAACGGGAATTTGTTTTGATAAGTTGAGCCGTATTTTTGACGGTCGTAACCCGGCGTTCAATTATCAGTTTCAGAACACAGAGCAAAGGGACGATTGGGAGTATTACAGACAGGACGTATTAAAAGAGCCGGAAATTTGGAGTACAAAAGGTTGGGAGTATTTCAAGACGGAAATAAACAGCGTCTTAATTGTGGATATGCCGACCGAACCCAACAACGACCGTTACCCGACCCCGTATTTTTATTGGTTGCCTATTGAAAGCGTCATAACCTTTGAGGCAAACAGAACAACCGGGGTTATGGATTGGATTATTTTCAGACAGCCCGACAAACGTATTGCCGTAATTGATAACGAACGTTACCGGATATTTACCGAGGACGGCGGCGGCAATATTGGCGAATTGTTGGTTGACAACCCGCACGATTTGGGTTATTGTCCCGCCCGGTTCTTTTGGAACGAACCGTTGAACCTTAAAGAACCGGACGTTAAACAATCCCCGCTAACAAAGGAATTGGAGGCGTTGGATTGGTTTTTGTTCTTTCATGTATCGAAACGTCATTTGGATTTATACGGGGCGTATCCCATATATTCCGGGTACGAACAAAGTTGCGATTTCAGTAACGCCGAGAATGGCGACTATTGCGACGGCGGATTTTTGAAAGACAAACAAGGGTATTACAGATTAGACCAAGCCGGGTTATTGATGCGTTGCCCCAAATGCGGGGATAAGCGTATTACCGGGGCGGGGTCGTTCGTCGAAATACCTATACCGGACGGGGACAAACAACCGGATTTACGTAACCCGGTACAAATAACCACAATCGACCGTCAAAGTTTGGATTATAACGTTGAGGAAGAAAGCCGTTTGCGTGAAAACATAATAACGGCAATTGTCGGTCAAAACGAGGAAATAACCCAACGGGAAGCGTTCAACGAACAACAGGTTGAAGCGGCGTTTGAAAGTCAAAGCACGGTATTAAACAGGGTAAAGAAAGGATTTGAGGCGGCACAACAGTTCGTCGATGAAACGGTTTGCCGTTTGAGATATGGCAATATGTTTGTTTCTGCAAAAGTCAATTACGGAACCGAGTTTTATTTGTACGACGCAACCGAGTTGCGGAACCGATACAAAACCGCAAGGGATAGCGGCGCAAGCGAGGCGGAATTGGACGCATTGCAAAACCAACTTATCGAAACCGAGTACCGGAACAATCCAACCCAATTACAACGTATGTTAATATTGGCAGAATTGGAGCCGTACCGCCATTTGACCCGTACCGAGGTATTGGACTTATACGGGAAAAACTTAATTACCGAGAACGAATTGCGTATAAAACTTAACTTTGCTAACTTTGTACGCAGATTTGAACGGGAAAATACAAACATTTTGGAGTTTGGAACGCAAATACCATTCGCCAAGAAAATAGAAGTAATAACAAATAAATTTAACGATTATGCGAGTGAAAGCAGGAACCGAGGGGAAAGTTAAAGACGTCGCCATTACAGACGTTACCCCGGAAAATTACATTGTCCCCGACAATGAGAAACATTTGTATCATTGTATCATTGAGGTACGCAAATTCGATTCGGAAAGCGGCAAACGTCTTTCCGTTCCCCGTATTCAGAAGTTCGGCAAAAAGTCGTTTGACAACGGCGTTGGTTCCAATCTGAAAAAACAGGGATACACGGTAACGATTTTGCACGACCCCGCCGATTACATGAAAGCGCAAGCCGAGGCAAACGAAAAGGCGAAAGCCGAGAAAGCCGCCGCCGCCGAAACCGCCCGTAAGGAAGCCGAGGCAAAAGCCGCCGAGGAAAACCAAAAGGCAATCGACGCCGCCGTTGAGAAAGCATTGAAAGCGCAAGCCGAGGCAAACGAAAAGGCGATTGCAAAAGCCGTTGCCGATGCGTTGGCAAAAACAAAAGCCGCCGAGAAAGCCGAGGCGAAAAAGTAACAGAGTATTAAACACATAAATTCAAAGGGTTAGAATTATGGCATTAACAGTAGAGATATTAAAGGCAAATGCGGCGTTAGCCGGATTAACCGACGAACAATTGGCGGCGATAACCACGTTATCAGCCAATGACGAAAACAGCGTTATAGCCCAAAAGACGGGCAAAATTTACGGCGATTTGGACGCCGATATTTTGGCGGCAACGGGCGTGGCGAAAAACGGAACGGAAAAAACATACGATTACGCAAAGCGTGTGTTGTCCGAGTTCAAAACCAAAGCGGAAAGCGCAACCACGTTATCAACCCAAATCGAAAGTCTGACGAAAGAAAAGGCACGTTTGGAAAAGGCAATTGCCGACGGTGCGACGGATGCGGAAACCGCAAAGGCATTGAAGCAAGCGAAAGCCGATTTAACGGCGATTACAACGCAGTTCAACGACCTAAAAACGAAATACGACCAAGCCGAACAAACCCATACAACGGAATTGTTCGGCATACGTGTTGAAACGGCATTGCAGACAGCGACCGCCGGATTGAAGTTTAAGACGGGATTGCCGGAAAGCGCAACAAAGGTTCTATTGTCGCAAGCCGTTGACAAAATTAAGGGTATGAACCCGGAGTTTATCGACGACGGAAAGGGCGGCAAAGTATTAGCGTTTAAGGACGAAAACGGCGCAATCATGCGTAACCCGAACAATCAGTTGAACCCGTACACCCCCGGCGACCTTTTGACCCGTGAATTGGAAACAATGGGTATTTTAGACAAAGGACGTCAAGCGGGCGGCGGCGGAACGGTTCCCCCGGCGGGCGGTTCCGGCGGTACGGGCGGCGGTACAATCGACGTATCCGGCGCAAAAACAAGGGTTGAGGCTTACGACGCAATCGCCGCCAACCTTATGTCGCAAGGATTAACGGCAGGTTCTGAAAAGTTCGACGCCGCAATGAAACAGGCATGGACGGACAACAATGTTGCCGCATTGCCGGAAAAGTAAATAACACGGGTAAAGGGTTAACCCGCATTTAATAACAATAAAAATTTTAGATTATGTCATTAGTAGCAACAAGATTGCAGAATTGGCGAGTACAAAACCCGGAGTTAGACCGTAATATGACCCGCCCGTGTGAGTATGGAGCATTGGACTTTTTCATTGAGCAAACCAACGCCCCGTCCTCAATCATTAATCCCAATTTGAGGGATAAAGCGTTTGCAAGTATCGGTAACACGGTACAAGTTCCCGTTATCAATTACGACGAAAACGTACAGGTAAGCAATGTACGTTCGTGCGTTATTGCGGACAATGAAAATACGTCCGCATTGGTAACGCTTGTTTGGGCGACGTATTCCATTGGCTTTACAATGGTTCCGGCGGCGTACATGAACAACGAAATTTCGTATGAACACGACTTTTTGCGTAAAATGGAAAAGACGTGCCGTGCGTTGGCAAACACTTTGGACGCCGGGGCGGTTGCCGCTTTGGAGGCGAACAAAACGCAAGTGTTTGAAACGTTGTTGAATTACACGCAGACCGGAAACGTTATACAGGTTCCACAACAAATGGCGACCGAAATATTGGGCGATATTAACCCGATTATGCGTGCCAACTGTTACCCGGAATATATCCACCTTATCGGTAACGCCGGGGTTGATAGCCTTATTCGTAAACTTGCGCAACACGGAATTTACAACGACGTTAACAAGCGCATGGAGTACGACAACAAGGTTATCCACTACACGAACAACGTTGCCGACGAAAGCGGTAAAATGGGAACCATGTTTGCCGTATCGGACGGAAACGTTGGTATCTTAACCCGTGTTGACCGTGAGGCATTGCGCCGCACCCGTGCAAATTTCCACGAATGGGACGTTGTACGTTTGCCGTACATTGATTTGCCCGTTGGGTCGCACTATTACACCGCAGTTGGCGACCAATCCGCAATCATGGGAGCCGCAACCGAAGATTTGACGTGCGCCGTTAAGGAGTATTTCGGATTTTCCGTTGACGTGGCGTATATGGTTGCTTACAATAGCAACCCGACCACGATTGCCAACCCAATTATCAAAGCGGAAATTGAGGCACGCGACCCGAACCAACCGTTAGGGATGCCCGTTTACGTAGTTAATCCCCCGACAACAACGCCGTAAGGGAGCCGCAATTGTTTAATCAAAGGGGGGGCGGGAATAAAACCCCGTTCCCCTTTTTTAATTTAGAACGCAGATGTACCGATTAAAAGAAATACAGGACGCATTATTGCACGTCGTCGGGTGGGAACAATCATTTGACCCGGCAAAGGCGATAAACGACGATTTAACGCAGACCGAAAGCGGTTTGTATTTTCAAGGTGCGCACCCACTTGTAACGTTGGATAATATCCGGGCAATCGTCCCGGATGATTTCGTTTATCAATATCCCGAATGGAATATGATAATTGAGTACAAGCAGGGGGCAAAGGTTCGCCACAACAACGAAATTTGGATTGCCCGAAAGGACAACCAAAACGAGGAACCAACCAAAAGCGATTTTAACGAAGATTTCAACGGCGATTTCGGCAACGAATTTTGGGGCGTTTACAACTATCTTTCCGACTATTTGGAACGATTGACCCGCAACGGTATTGCGCAAATGGTACAAACGTTCACGCAGGTAAAAGGATTGGATAAGGAAACAAAGAACCTTTTGGAGCGTCGCACGTTCTTTGACGGTGCGGGGCGTATCCGGGCGACGTTGCAAAATACACATAAGTTGGTCGGGTTTGAAATTGTCCCGGTTCGTTCAATGGGGGTAACAATGAAAATCGAACAAATCGGTTTGCAAATGACAGGGGCAACGGGTATGGTTCGTATGTATCTTTTCCATTCGTCGCAAATCAACCCGATAAAGACGTTTGATTTGAATTTTACCGTTACAAATGGCGGTTTTCAATGGTTCCCGTTAAAGGACTGTTATTTGCCGTATATCAGCGACGCAACAAACGCCGGGGGGTCGTGGTATCTATGTTACAACCAAGACGAATTACCCGCCGGAATGGAGGCAATAAACATGGTTAAGGATTGGAGCCGGGAACCGTGCGGAACGTGTACCGGGTACGGGTTGGAGAGTTGGAAAGAAATAACCAAGTATTTACAGGTTACGCCGTTCATGTTCAACGCCCCGGAAACATTCGCCGAATACCCGGAATTGTGGGACGTGGCGTTGACGATATACACGACAACGCAGAATTACGGGTTGAATTGCGAAATAACCGTTGGTTGCGACATAACGGATTTTATCGTTAAAGAAAGGCAGATTTTCCAAACCGTTATACAACGTCAAGTCGCCGCAACCGCTTTACGCACGTTGGCAATGAACCCCGATGTTAAGGTAAACAGGAACCAAGTAAACGCAACCCGGTTGGAAATACTTTACGAGTTGGACGGCAACACGACCGGAGTACGTCCGGGCGGTTTGGGTTATGACCTTAAAAAAGCATACGAGGCGTTGCGATTAGATACGCAGGGTATCGACCGCATTTGCCTTACTTGTAACAACCACGGCGTTAAATACCGTACAACGTAATTGGATTATGGGCGGTATGCAGTCAATACAGGATTTACGCAATAATGTTGACCGTTTCAACAATGGTTTGTCGTCCGGGTTATATATCCGGGAAATAATCGACGACGGAATGACAACGGCGTTTATTATCGACGCCAACGCCGAGGAACAATTGTTTGAACAAGGTATTAACCGTTTGGGCGTGGATATTATGGATTATATGCCATATACCCCGTTGACGATTTCCATTAAAGAGGAAAAAGGACAACCGACGAACCGGGTAACATTACGGGACGAAGGGGATTTTGAAAGTAGTTTTTATTTGGAAGTCGGCGACAAACAGTTTGAAATTAAGGCGTCGGATTTCAAAACCGAAGATTTGATAAAAAAGTACGGGCGGCAAATATTGGGATTGACCGACGAAAATATTGCGTCGTTGATTTGGCAATATATTTACCCCGATTTGTTGAAAAAAGCAAAAACCGTGTTATATGGCAAAGAGTAATAAAATAATTCCGATAATCCCAAACCCGGTTTTGATTGACCGGGTTATTGGGAATATACAAGCCGGGTTAATGGATAACGTCGATTGGTTGGACGTCGTATTTGGGCGTGCGCAAAGGGTCGCAAAGATTATCAACGGCAAACGCTATTTCACGCCCAACGTATATGCGGGCGGCACACAGTACCGAGGCAACAACGATTATATCGACGTATCCCCGGACGCCAATATTGGCAATTTCGGGTTCTTTTGGGTTGACGACCCGCAAAACGTGGGTTGGGTTCCCAAAGAGCAAAGCACAATAAAAGCCCCGTTTGCGCTTATTGTGTGGTTCGACTTGCGCAAAGTATATCCGGGACAACTCAACAACCGAAATACCGAGGCGTTAAAGAACGAAATATTGACCGTCTTAAACGGCGGCTTTTGGTTGAAAGACGGAACAATTGAAATAAACCGAGTGTATGAGTTAGCCGAAAACGTGTACCGGGGTTTTACGTTGGATGAAGTCGATAACCAATATTTAATGCACCCGTTCGCCGGGTTCCGGTTTGAGGGGATTTTATCAGTTTCGCAACCTTGTAAAATTTGAGATATGGAAATGATATTTATAATATGGGTTTTAATTGTCGCAACCGTGGCGGCTTTTGGTTTATCCCTTTTGAAAAAATGGGGCGTTATTGAATACGTCCAAGTTCACGGCAACGACTTTTTCGCAAAGATGTTCAATTGCGGCTTTTGCTTATCATGGTGGGCGGGGGTCGTTTTGTCCGTTCTGTTTGCGATATGTACCGGGAACCCGTTGTTGTTGTTGGTTCCCTTTTGTTCAACCGCCATAACCCGTATATTGATATGAGAACAACGACGATTGGGAAACGGGCGGTTGTGTTGTACGATAGTATCGACGAATTGCCGATGTTGCGATTTCATGCGTATAACAAAGCGTTGTTAATCGACGCCGGGGTTGGTTCCGACCTTAACGATTGGGACACGCATATTGAAAAGACAATCCGGTTTATACGTAGCAATAAGCCGGATTTGGCGGAAAAGGAATTGGATAACTTACGGCAAAACGTGTATTTCATTCAATCCGATATGTCGCCCCGGTATTTGGCGTTTTGCGCTTTGGTTAAGAGCGTGGACGGAACCGAGTACAACGATATGACGCCGGACGGATTGCAAAAGGTATTACAGTTGTTCGCCGATGCACCGAACGCCGAGTTGACCGCCCAATTGGAAGCGGTCAAAAAAAAAATAGACGATGAATTGCAATTGTATTTTCCTAAAAGTTTCGACGATGCCACGGTTAAAGAGTATTACGACCAATTGAAGCAACGCACGTTGTTAATGTTGGATGCAATCATACAGGGGGACGAAAGCGACAAACGGGCGGAAATAGAGCATATAACGACGTTGTTGTTGACTTATACCAAACCCCAATCGTTTAGCGGGTCGGATAGCATGGAAATACAGTACGATAAACAGTTTGAAAATATGTGTTTAATGTTGTCCCAACATTTGCACGTAAACCCCAAAATGTTTACCGTATTGGAATATTACAACGCTTTTGAGTATATCAAACAGGCGACCAAATCAAAGAACGCCAAAGCGGGTGCAAAATAGCCCGTTTCCGGCGTTAATTGGTTCCGGTGGGTAAATTGTATTACCGAGGAAAGAAAATTGAACAGCGGGCAAATTTCCCGCAAATAACAAAGTAATAATTGGCGTTATGGCAGATAATAACAACCCGATAAAATATAGTGATTTGGTAAAGCCGGATAATTCGATTACCGACCTTATCAACCAATTAGACCAACTTTCCGACGCCTATATGAATACTCTTAAAAATATTAAGAGTGAGGCGTTAACCGTTAAGGCGGCATTGGCGGGCGTATCCGGGGCAACTGAAAGCGGGCGGGCAACCATTAAGGGGGCAACGTCCGATACCGACCGTTTAACCCGTGCGGCACGGGATTTGGCATTTGCGGAAAGTGAGAACGCAAAGCGATTGGCAGAATTAAAGCAAGCCCAAAAGGAGGCGAACGAAATAAATAAATTGACCGTCCGTTTGAACCAATCCGCCGAGGGTTCATATAACAGGTTGTCGGCGCAATATTCCCTTAATAAAATTTATCTCAACAATATGACAGTTGAGGAAAGGGAGGCAACCGAGGCGGGGCGGAAATTGGAGGCGGAAACAAAAGCCATTTACGAGGAAATGAAGCGGTTACAAGAGGCAACCGGAAAAACGTCGTTAAATGTAGGTAATTATGAGGGTGCGACCGTTAAATTAACGTCCCAAATTCGGCAGTTGACCGAACAATTGGCGGTTATGCGTTTGGAGGGCAAACAGGGTTCGCAAGAATACGCCGAGTTATCAAAGAAAGCCGGGGATTTGCGGGACGCATTAAGCGACGCAACGCAGGAAGTTAAAAACATGGCGTCCGATACATCGCAATTGGATAGCGTGTTGAGTTTTGCGGCGGGTGCGTCTGGGGGATTTTCGGCATATACCGGGGCAATGGAGTTGTTCGGTGCGGAAAGTGAGGACGTGCAACAAGCCCAAAAGAAGTTACAGGCGGCAATAGCCATTACAACCGGAGTGCAAGCAATCCAAAACGCCGTACAAAAGCAATCCGCACTTATGTTGGGTATTTCAAAAATCCAAATGGCGGCGTTGAGTAAAGCGCAAGTATATAACCGACTTGTAACCATGCAGGGGACAAAGGCAACGTTGGCGGCGACCGTGGCGCAAAAGATTTTTAATTTGGTAGCGTCGGCAAATCCTTACGTTCTTTTGGCGTTGGCTTTAATTACCGTTGTCGGAGCGTTGGCAATATTTGCGTCCAATACTGACAAATCCGCCAAAGAGCAAAAGAAACTCAACGAGGCGCAAAAGGCATGGTTGGATTATTTGGAGGTTGAAGCAACCGAAATGAACCGAGTAAGCAACGAGCGTGTCGCCCAATTGAACCGGGAATTAAGCATTGCCAAAGCCCGAAACGCCGGATTGACTGAAACCCGAAAGATTGAGGACGAAATATTGGCAGAACGCACCAAAGCGCATAACAAATCGGTTGGGTTCTATGCGCAAGAAATAAACGATTTGGAGGCGAACCGGAAAAAGCTAAAAGAATTAAACGAACAATTATTTTTAGTTAACCAAGCCAAAGCCCGTGGCGATAAGAAAATATTGATTGACGTTGATTTGGACGGCAAGTTGGATAAAGTCAAGGTTGACGACGCAATCGACGCCATACAGGGACAAATTGACAATACCGGGCGTATGGTTGAAATTGCCGTTGGCTTAAACACCGAGGGGGCGGATTTGGACGCCGAAAGGAAAATACAAGCCGCCCAAAGAGCCAACGAAGCCCGGAACGCCGCCAAAACCGAAACGGATATATTGCGCAAAGCCGAGGACGCCCGGATTGCCTTAATAAAAAATTCGTTCGACCAACAACGGGCGCAACGTCAAGCCGCCAACGCCCGTGCGATTGCGGATATACAATTGCAGTTGCGCACCGAGGCGAATTTGACAGCCAAAGCCCGGAAAGCGTTAAACGACCAAATCGTTACGTTGCGGGAACAATTGGCGGTCGATATGGTCGATATAGCCAATAAACAAAGGGCGGCGGAATTAGCGGCGGAACGTACCACACAGGACGCACGATTGGCGTTATTGGCAGACGGGGCGGAAAAGCAACGGGAACAATTGCAAGTTGAGTACGAAAGGCAAATACAAGATATTTCGACCCGATTAGAAACCGAACGGGGGTTGACTGAAAAACAGGTTGAAGAATTATTGACCCAACAAACCATTTTGCAACAACAATACGCAAAAGAGTTGGGCGAATTGAACGACCAAATTACAATTGACCAAATGCAGAAAGACGCCGACCGCACACAATTACGGTTGGACGCCGCCCGTGAGGGTTCCGAGGAAGAAATAAAATTGCGTATCCAATTGTTACAGCAACAACGGGCAATCGAATTGGCAGAAAACAGGCAGTTAGCCGAGGACGTCCGCCAATCCGAGGCGGATATAAACGCCAAATACGATGCGCAAGTATTGAACGAAACCCGTAATTTGAACCAAGAACGGGCGTTGTTGCTTTTCGACCAAATGCAAGCGTTGGAGGCGTCGGAGTTTGATTTGATACGTAACAGCGAGGAACGCAAAACCCGGTTCCGTTTGGCGCAAGAAAAAGCCCGGTTACAAAAGGTATTGCAGTTAAACGCCCAATACGGCGGGTTAATGACAGACCAAGAAATACAGACCGTCAAAAATACAATTGCCAAAATCGACCAAGAAATTGAAAAGAGCAAAGGCGACGAAAGGGGCAACGATATTTACGGACTGTTTGGGTTGAATTTGGACGACGACCAAAAGGAGGCAATAAGTACGTCCGTATCGTTCGCAATGGAGCAATTGCAAACATTTTTGGACGCCAAAATTGCCGCCGCCGATGCCGCCGTTACAGCCGCCGACAAAGAGGTTGACGCCACACAACGACGGTTGGACGCCGAATTGGAAGCGAGGGCGAACGGTTATGCCTCAAACGTCGTGCAAGCGCAAAAGGATTTGGATTTGGCACGCAAAACACAGGAAAAAGCGTTGAAAGACCAACAAAAAGCGCAAAAGGCACAGGCGGCAATACAAACGTTGCAACAAATTGGCAACCTTGTTACGTCCACGGCGTTAATATGGTCGCAATTGGGGTTCCCGTGGGCAATCCCGGCGATTGCGGTAATGTGGGGTTCGTTTGCCGCCTCAAAGATTAAAGCGGCGCAATTAGCCAAACAATCGCAGGGGTCGGAAAGTTACGGCGACGGTACGGTTGAATTGTTGGCGGGCGGGTCGCACCAATCCGGCAACGATGTTGATTTAGGAACCAAGCGGGACGGAACCCGGAGGCGTGCCGAGGGCGGCGAATATTTCGCCGTTATCAATAAACGCAATTCCCGGAGGTTCCGCCGATTAATACCCGATGTTATTAAGTCGTTGAATAACGGGACGTTTGAACGCAAGTATATGAACGCATACGCCGGGGCAAATGGCGTATCAATCAATGTACATAACAGCAACCCCGATATTACAGACCTTAAAAATGACGTCCGGGAAATTCGGGAACAAAATACCCGTCGTATCTTTACAGATAGCCGGGGAAATACGGTTGAGTATTACAAGAATTTGAAACGACGAATTAAAAACAATTGACGATGAACCCGATTTATAGATTTTTCTTATTTACAGATAACAACATATATTACAATTGGGGAAATACAACGGGTAAATATGTTGACCCAACAACGGGCGGGTTATTAGATAATGACGCATGGACGGCAACCGGGTATTTAGGCGTAACGCCCGGTTCCGTTCTTGTGGGCGACCCAATCCGGCAAACGGCGTTTTATGATATAAACCGCAATTTCATATCCGGTAATTCGGGGATTGGTAATGCGGTGGCAAAGGTTACATATATGAACGTCCCCGCCAATGCTTATTATTTGCGCACGTCCATACGGCACGCCAACGCCGGGGAATTAGCCAATTTCTTTATTTATGTAGGCAGGGAAGCCGCCCCAACTTATAAGGACGATTTGGCAAAGGATTACGAACAAGAAACCAACCAACGTTTTTACCGGGCGAAATTGTCCGGTAAGTTGTCGTTTATTGGCGACGATTACGAATACATAATGTCGAAAACATTTGAAACGCAATACGGTATCTTAATTGAGCGTTCGGACGATTGGGGGAATAATTGGGTTAAGGAGTTCGGCGGCAAATTCTTTCAAACCGATTGTACAATAAGCGTTGACAATAAGAAAATTACGGTACAACCCGACCCCGTGGACGAATATAACGATACGTTGGCGGGTATTGAGAACGAATATAATTTGATACCATTAGCCCCGGAAATTGAACATATATTGATGCGAAAACGTCCATTGATACAAATATACATTCCGGGCGATAGTATCGTTTCGTGTTTTTTGGGCGGTAACTATTGGGAACAGGACGCAAACGCCACGACCGACCGTAACGCATTGGTTCGTACTTATCATTTTGCTTTATGTAATATGTTAAAGGAAATGAAAGTTACGGTAAATGGAACGCCAACGGCAATTAATGGCACGTATGCCGGACGAATGGCAATAACAAGCGGCAATAATTTTACCGGGACGTTATACCCGGACACACAAACAGGTTATCGAATAACGGTTGCAATGGAATATATGCCGCCGTTCTTTGGTATTGTAGTTTGTCAAATTATACGTGCGTCCGATAATGCGGTTATGTTTACTTATCAAACAAATGTCGGCGGGTCGGGCGTATGGGATAATTTAGATTTCACAATGAACGCCAACACGTCGTCCGGGGCAACGGGAACCGCAACCGTTGAAATGGCAACGTATAACATTTACGCCCGGTATTTATTGGATGTTACAACGATTAGCGGTTTGAATACATACGAATTACCGACGGACGATATTGTTGATTATAACCGCAATTATCGACGGGCGATTGGTTATGCAATCGACGTGGCGTATATTTCAAACAATTATTCCACGTCGCCGACTGAATGGGGACGACGGGACGACGGGACGTATTTTGCGCCCCCATATTCAATTTGGGGACAAAAATATTATCCAATTGCCCGGTCAACATGGCGTTATACGTCCATTTGGTTTGCGTTCGTGTATTCCGATAATTATTTGGAGGAACAGGGACGCAAAACATATTGGTTGCGTGATGCGTACCCGATTGCGTCGGTAATATCTGTTTTGCTTAAACAGTTCGCCCCCGATGTTACCCACGAAGCAACCACGGAATACAGCCAATTTTTATACGGGGATACAAACCCAATATCCGGGCAAAAGTTTTGGTTGTACCTAACGCAAAAATCCAACATATTAGTTGGCGACTATCAGCAACCCGCACAAAAAGCCCCAACCACGTTGCAACAAATTATGAATATGTTGCGGGACGTGTATAAATGCTATTGGTACATTGAGGACGGAAAATTTAAGATTGAACACGTACAATATTTCCGTAATGGCGGACGGTACACGGGTTCCCCAATAGTCGGAACCGACACGACCGCAATAAAAGTCATAAGGAACGGCAAACCGTGGTCGTTTGCAACGTCTGAATATTCGTTTGATAAAGTGGATATGCCGCAACGTTTTCAATTCAAATGGATGGACGACGTTACAACGGCGTTTGAGGGTCAAGCAATCGACGTTGAGAGCAAATATATAACGCCCGGAAAGATTGAGGAAATAAATGTATCAAACTTTACGTCTGACGTCGATATGATGATGTTAAACCCCGGCAATATGAGTTCGGACGGGTTCGGGTTATTTGCCGCCGTTGTTGCCAATGCGTTAGAGAATGACGATAGCGGATTATATCCGGGATTTGGCGGAACGAACGCCGCAAGTGGGGGATTATCAACCCCAACTTATGCGGTTAGACCCGAATTAACGGGAAACGTTGGATATGCCAAAGGCGTATTATATGCCAATACCGCCGGACAATACCGGGTCGTTTTCTATAATAGTGCCGGAACGGTAATAAGTCGCCACGCAATCCGAGATTTTGGAGTTGGGGCAACAACTATAAATTACCCGTTCAATATCCCGGCAAATGCAACGGCGTTTGGGTATGAAAGTATAACCGGGGCGTTTACCGCCTATACGTATTCAATAGATGTTCCCGCCGTACATGAATTGCCGTTTGTAAGTGTTCAAGTTGAGGGCGTCGAATACTATTTGCAAAACGGAATGTTAGCGTTTATTTTCTTACAACCGCAATATTGGTTGTATGATATGCCCGCCCGTCAATTACAGGTAAATGGCAGTTCAACGACCGCCCGGAGTATTGAGCGAAAGAAAAAACAAACGCTTTCTTTTCCCATGTTGACCGACCCCAACCCGGTACAATTGATAAAAACCGAGATTGGAAGCGGGCAAATTGATAAAATGAGTATAAATTTGTGTAGTCGAATGAGTAAAACAACGGTTAAATATGATACAGAATAATAATTTAAGTGTGTTGCCGTGGTACACGTCAATTGAGCAACAAAACCACCGACGTAGTTACGCATACGGGCAAATATACCCGTTGTTTACGCCGAAACGTACATTGTTGCCGTTTCAGATTATGCGCAATACGAGTACACGGGATATAACGGGGGCGCAATTATACACCAAAGAGGGGGTATTGTTTGCGGATATAACGACCGCATTGTTTGAAACCGGATTGCAGATTGTCCGGTTTGCCTCTTTGGGTTACGATATAATTGTTTACCCGTCTTTATTGCCGTTTGCAATCGACACGCCGGACGGCATATATTACGCCCGAATGACTGACGGCGTTAATGTGTGGTTTTCGGAAATGTTCACGATTGTAAACGATGTGTCCGGGTATCTTAAAATTGAATGGTACGATTTAGAAAACTTTGTGTTTGATGCGGGACAAATAGTATATCAAAACCCTACATTCCACAACGTTTTATATCTTTGCACCGAATTAGGAAAACCGGAATATCCATTTGAGGAGGAGGGCGAAACACGGGACGGTTATTTTTTTCCCGAAAAACAAATATCGGAAAAAACATACCGTTGTATGGCGTTAGCCCCGGAATATCTTTGCGACGTAATGCGGTTTATCCGTATGTCTGACAAAGTATTTGTAACGGACAAATACGGGCGTCAATACGATTGCGATACGTTCCTAATTACCCCGAAATGGCAAACGCAGGGGGATTTAGCGAGTGTTGAAATTGAGTTTGAAACGGCGACCGTTGCCAAAAAGATAGGGCGGGGATATATTACGCCCGGTACAAAGGGGGATTTTAATAATGATTTCAATAACGATTTTAAGATTTAACAATTATGGGAGGTTACACAGAATTAAAAGCCGCAATTGCCGCCGTTATCAAAGCAAACGGAAAAAACGAGATTACCGGGGCAATAATGCAAAACGTGTTGAACACGATTGTTTCAACCGTGGGAGCCAACAAAACCTTTGTTGGCATAGCGAACGCAGATACCAACCCCGGCACGCCGGACGGTAACGTTTTTTATATCGCTTATACGGCGGGAAATTATGTAAATTTCCAATCCGAGGCGGGTAATTTGACCGTAAACCCCGGCGAATTAGCGATATTATACAACGGTACGGTCAATTGGGGTAAATTTGTTATCGGCATGAGTTCAGACGGCGTTATTGCGCTTGCGAACACAACAAACCAAATCAACGCAACCGGACGTTATGCGTACACGGATACGGGTATTGTAAATGCGTCAAACACAGGTTCCCAAAAGGTGCGTACATTTTTGGTTGCAGGGCAAAAATACCAATTTACATTAACGACCGTTGGAGGCAATGCCCCGGTAAACATACAGGGGATTAAAGCCGACGGAACGTTTGCCACAATTGGAAGCATAACGGCAACGCCCGCCGGGGTAACGGCGAACATAACGCCAACTGAAAATTATTACGGGTTTACCATTTATTACGGTTCCGCAACAACCGCCACGTCTGTAAACGTATTGTTTGAAACCTCGGCGGGTGCGTCTGACGGATTGCCGGACGCTTTGGGCGATGCAAACAACTTTTACCCCGACCCATTTATTGCGGCGGGTGCGAATATTGCCGCATTACCCGGCGTACAAAGCATTTCAGTTGTTGGAACGCCTCAATATTACGCCGACCGTATCGTTTTGCCCGTGGGTTCATTTTTAGGGGTTTTATTGGATTTGTCGCAATTCCCATATACGCCCGCAACGGATTATCTTAACGCTGTAATGAAAGTCGATGCGCCGGGAACGGGTCAAGCGTTAAAGGTTGCGTTCGACCCCACAACGTCGGGTTCTTTTGATTCAGCCGTTGCGCTTACCATTGACCCGCAATATGACGGTTGGTTGTCTTTCTATAATGCAACCGGACGTTCGACCATATCGAACCGTTGCCGTGTAACATTCGACAACCGGGGCGGAACCCAACCGTTGACGATTTACCGTTGTATGTTGTGGACGGGTCAAAATGTTGCCCCCTTCGGTATGTTCGCAAAACAGGCGTGGGACGCATGGGAAAAGGTCAAAAACATGACGACCAAAGTAAGCAATTACGCCCCTTATTATGACAAATTTAATTTGCAGGGAAACGCAAACAACGTTGTACGAACCCGTACAACTTTGGCATTTACGACAAATGCCGCCGGGACGACCGCATATATTGGGTATGATTTCAATTTGTCCGATAGCCCGTTTAATGTAGGCGACACAATCGGGTACGGCGTGGATAACGTCGTTATTGCGGGAACGACCGGAAACCGCCAAATGTTTTGTATTTTCTATAATGGTTCAACCGAAATTTCCCGGTCAACGTTGAATTTGTCAACCAATGCGTTTTTAACCCAAGTTGCAACAATTCCCGCCAATACAACCCGTATATTGATACGTTACCAAATTTCGGGCGTTGGTGCGACTTTATCCGTTGGCGACAACTATTTGACAAAAGGCGCAATAAACCAATTGGACGAATGGGAACGCCAAAGCATAAAGGTCGGCGGGTCAACTGTAAACACAACCGCCGTTGTTTACGTGGATGCGGTCAACGGTAACGATACGAACCCCGGAACGACGGAAAGTGCCGCATTAGCGACGTTTGCCGCCGCCTTTGCCAAAACAGGCGTTGACACGACAATTGTATTGATAGGGGACACGACCGAACGTTTGAATATCAAAAGCAAATCAAACCAACGTTCCGTCCGTCTTATCGGTAAACGTGGATTGGTTAACCGTATCATTTGCGGAACAAAGATTGATACCGGAACATTGGTTGCGGGTACAACGAACGTTTACCAAACCCCGTTGTCGTCCTTTTCAACGGCAACTCAATTTCAGTTGTTCCAACATGAGGTATTCGACGAAAGTACGTTGATACCGGACGACGAACGACACCCGTTACAGCGTGGAAAAACGTACCGTTGTGATAGCACAAAGATAACCCGTGTTACGTCGTTGGACGCCGTGAAAACGTCCGAGGGTTACACGTTCTTTTATGATACAGACGCACAAATATTGTACGTCAAAATCAAAGAGGGTACAACGTTAGCCGCCAACCCGGTTTACATTCCGGGCGGTTCCGGTATTTCCGGCAATGACGGTTCCGTTGCTTTTGAAATGGTTAATATTGAATGTTGGTACGGTTCAATTTCGTTAAGGCTTTGCCACGGCGGACGGGCGATTGATTGCGCCGCAAAGTACGCATTGGGCGGCGGTGCGTGGTCGTGGGATGCGGCAATTGGTTTGGAGTTGATACGATGCGAAGCGGCACGGGCGTTTAGCGGTTCGGGAACCGGGGACGGGTTCAACGCACACAGCACAACGACCGACCCGGCATTGGCGAAACATACCGTTGCAACGATGATTGATTGTTGGAGCCACGACAATAACGACGACGGATATAGCGACCACGAACGTTGCGAAACAACCATTATTGGCGGATTGTTTGAATACAACGTAAAAGCCGGATTAACGCCCGCTTATGGTTGCCACGATACGATATATAACGCCTATTGCCGCAAACAGGTTAATAGCGGTATCGCATTAGTTGGAAGCGCAACGGCGGCGGAGGGCGGCAGAGGTTCGCAAATATTCGTTATTGGGTGCATTTGCGAGAACAACCGAAACAATTATTACGTTTCCGGGGATGCGTCCGGGACGGATGAAAATTTTGGTAAGTTCGTAAATTGCGTTTCGCTCAACGGAACCCAATACGGGTATTTGTGCGGTACGAACGCCCGTATTGAATTGAACAATTGCACGGATAGCGGAAGCCCAACCGCAAAAAGTAGCAACGTGATAGTCAATAACGCCGCATTGGTAGAATAATTAACCGAGGAAAGGGGCGACAATAAAAAGGTCGCCCCGTACCAATTTAACCCCTAATCAAATGGATAAAGTATTTAATTGGGAACAATGGCGAATGATATTTGCCACAAGTTTAAGCCCCGTTTTAGCCTATTTTACGCCGACGGCGGGTTTTATGTGGGCGTTAGTAATAATGTTTGGGTTCAATATTTGGGCGGGGATGCGTGCCGACGATGTTACGATTAAGAATTGCAAACGCTTTTCGTTTAGTAAGTTCAAAAACGCAATTGCCGAATTGTTATTGTATGTAACGGTAATACACGTTATTTATTCCGTTATGTTGCAATGTGGCGACGATGCGGCGGCATTAATCGTAATAAAATCGCTTACATACGTCTTTATGTATGTGTATTTGCAAAACGCATTTCGTAACCTAATTAAAGCATATCCCACAAAAATAGCATTACGAATAATTTACCACGTTATACGCTTAGAGTTTACACGGGCGTTGCCCGCTTATTGGCAACCTATATTAGAGCGTTACCAAAAAGAAACGGACGACGATATTATGAACCATAAAAAAGAGAGTGAGAAATGAAAGACTTATTAAAACAGATTTACCCGAATAGCACAGAGGCGAACCGGGTAATGTACGAAAAGCCGTTGAGTATGGCAATGATGCGGTACAATATCAACAACCCCAACCGGATACGTGCGTTTTTGGCGCAAGTAGGACACGAAAGCGGGCAATTATCCGCCGTCGTCGAAAACCTTAATTACAGCGCAAAGGCGTTGCGGTCGGTATTCGGCAAATACTTTAAAACGGACGCCGAGGCGGAACAATACGCCCGGAAACCGGAGGCAATCGCAAACGTCGTATATGCAAATCGCATGGGTAACGGCGATACGGAAAGCGGCGACGGTTGGAAATACCGGGGTCGGGGACTTATTCAACTGACAGGCAAAAACAATTATGATAAAGCAACAAACGAAATGTATGCTTTGCCGTTGGGCGTCGATTTCGTGGACGAACCGGATTTGTTGGCAACCCCAGAATATGCGACGCAATCGGCGGCGTGGTTTTGGGAAACAAACGGGTTGAACGCATTAGCCGACCAATTGGGAGGGGCGGACGATACCGAGGTTTTCAAAGCCATAACAAAGCGGATAAACGGCGGGTACAATGGATTGGACGACCGTTTGGCGATGTATGAACGTGCAAAAACCGTTATTGTATGAAATTGAAACTTTGGCACGTTGCCGCCTACCTTATATTAGCCGTTGTATTGGCAACCACGATTGGGATACAACGCAAGCGGATACAGGACATAAAAGCCGACCGGGATAAATACCGGAGCAATACAGAGGCGTTATTGCAAGATGTGGAGCGATACCAAACAAAAGACAGTTTGAACGCCGTAACCGTCCGGGTTCTGCAATTGAAAGTATCGGAGTTTGAGAAATACCGGGCGGACGATGCGGCGTTGATTAAGACGTTGCAGACAAAGAACCGAGATTTGCAGAATGTAACGACCGCCCAATTGCAGACGATAAACGAATTGCGGGGAACCGTCCGGGATAGTATCGTATATTTGCCCGGCGATACGGTTACGACTGTTTTACGATGCGTCGATATTATCGACCCGTGGTTTGAGTTGCACGGATGCGCAACGCCCGCCGGGGATTTTTCCGGTACATATATAAACCGGGATAGTCTATTGATAGCGGCAACGGTCAAGTATAAGCGGTTTTTGGGGTTCCTTTGGAAAACCCGGAAAGTAAAGAACCGGAAAATTGATGCCGTAAGCAAAAACCCCAATACCGAAATATTGGGAATTGAATATATAGAAATAGAGGAATAGGGGTTTTTTGTTCATAATAAACCGGGGAACGGGGATTGTAACCAAGTGTTGCAACCCCGTTTTTGTTTTTGCCCGTTTTCCGCCCCGTATTTCAATTATTTTGTTTGAGTTGATAAAGTACCCGCCCCGGCAAAGAAAGTCCGTTAAAACGAAAATTCGCCAAAAATAACTTTGCAGAGAACCAAAAGAAACTTTTTTTACCCGAAAACACAAAATAAAAGATAATTTCTTTGGTAGTTAAAATAATGGTTGTATATTTGCAGTACGATATAACAACGACGGGGCGTTTTCCCCGGAACATTAGAGAGCGTAAACAATGAATACTCAAAACATTTACAACGGTTTGAAATATACGACAAAGGAAATTAACCGCAATTACAAAATCAAAGTTAACGGAATGGTTGACGGAAAGAAAGTAAATATTGCGGTTGGGGTATCCGGGTTAATTCGTATTGTTGGCGATATTGAGTTGGTAAACCGCTTGTTAGACCGTGCGTTTAACTGTTACGGCGACAAAGAGGTTTGCAAATTGCGCCGAGGCGTTAAAATTACGTTCTATTATCAGTAAACAACGACCGGGCGTTTTCCCGGCAACAAATAATTCTTTCAACAATGGAAAAGAAAAGAACACAGGCGGCGGATATTGCCGAGATTGCAACCAAATTAGACGGAAAGGTTGAATTTTCAAGTATCGTTTACAGTCAACAATTAATGGATGAAAAGTACCGGGAAACCGGGGTTAACGATTTGCATTTTATCGGCAAAAAGTTTGGGTTGTGGTTTTATACAAGCCGGGCGGATTTGGATAACCTTTGTTATTTGAATAAAACCAAGTTCCCGACTTTGGTATTGTGCGAAAATTCATTGAGTATTTACGAGATTAAAAAATAAGGCTATGTTAACAAAAGCGGAAATAATGGAACGGGCGGAATTGAAAGTTGATTTATCAATATTACCCGCCGAGGCATTGGAAAAAATGAACGAAATGTTTAACGGCGATTACGCCGGGGCAATGGCGGAAACAGACGCCGCAATTGAAAAGGGCGTTGATTTATATTTGTCGGCGGTTGGTCGCCGGGTTGAGGTTCTGACAGACGGTAAAGCAAAAGCCACGACGGTTGCCCGGATTGATTACGACAAAGAAAACGATTATTACGTTTTGGAGTTCGCCGACAAAGGGCGGTTTATGTTTCGCAATGGCGGTTTTTCGTCGTTGGGACATACCGGGGAATTTTACGGAATAGTGAACGACCCGGAAAAGAAAAGCGGTATTAAATTTTTGTAAAACCAAGCCGGGGGCGCAATCCCCCGGCGTAACTATTTAGAGCGATGAAAAAGGCAGATTTGGACGTATTGAGAACGTCGGCGGGATATTGGGCGTATATGGAAACCCATAACGAACATACGGAGAGTTGTTTGATTTGTGGACGACCTACAAAGCCCGCAACGCAAAAGTTGGTACAATTGGCAATCGACGGTTTTATTACAGATTGCGACGTTGATTTGGGCGATAATTCGCAGGGTTGTTTTCCGGTTGGGAAAACGTGTTATAATAACTATCTAAAAGCCGCAAAAGATGAATAAAGTAAAACGTTATCGGTTATCGCAAGCGATGTACGATATTATCCAAAAGGCGAACGGCGGGTTATTTCTCTTATATACCCGGCACAATCCCGGCGACGTGTTGAACCTATTGTTAGACGGCAACGATATTGGGTTGACGTGCCAAATTGAGAGTTGCCACGACCAATATTATAAATATTGTAAAGTGATTAAGGAGGGCGAACAATGAGCCGTAACAGAGAGCGACAACAAGAATTACAACCGGAACGGGTCGAATACGCCCGTACCCGGTTGGAGGCGTTGGGGTATCCCGTAACCGAGATAAACGCCACGACCTTACAATTTACTTTCCGGGGTTCCCCGGTTACATTATACCCGTATTCCGGTTGGTTTACAGGAAAAACCGTAAAGGACGGGCGGGGAATTATGAACCTATTAAAACAAATACCGATGCGTTGGGCGTTAAGACGACAGGAAAAAATAAAAGCGGCTTTTGAGCCAAACGGGGACGATATATTGACCCGGATAAAAGAGAGTTTAACCCGCTATTTTTCCGCCGACCGTTCGGAGTTCCCGGACGGATACCGGGAAATTGAGGACGATTTTAACCAATTGCCGGGGGAACCGTACCCGACCATTGCAATAAACGACGTCGGCAACGATAGTCGAATGATTGAATTTTATGTTACCGGGAAACAATACGATGTTTTCCATTTGGCATTTAAGGGGTTTACAAAGTGTTGAGATATGGAAAGCGTAATTATTGAGGAAATGCGGGCGTTTCTGCAATTGGGATTGAACCCAAAACAAAGGCAATATTTCGCCGATACAATCGCCGTTGCAAAACGTGTTGAGGTTGTCCGGGCGGCGGACGTATTTAACCCTTACGAATTGGAAATTATCCGGGACGTTATAAAACCCCAACCGCAACAATGTTATCGTAATGCGCATTTGCTTTGCCAATTGTTCCCGAACGACGTATTGTATTGCGAGGGTAAAACGCATACTTTAATACCAATCGACAACGCATTTAACCGGGTCGGCGACAAATACGTTGACATTACGTTTGAGTTTGCATTGAACGACGCCGAGTTGACGGAATATGAATACGTTGTTTTCGGGGAATATGATTTGCAGACAATCGACCGGATAACAGAGGCAACGGGATTTTACGGGGATATATACCGGAACGTTTACGTTGAGAGGCTAAAAAGAGATACCCCCGGCAATCCATAAGGACGACCGGGGGCGGTACGCAGTAACCGAGAGCGATATTTGGTAATGCGGTATTGCAAAGGTAGGTTAAAAATCCGATTATCCAACGTCCCGGTAAAAATCAATTTGAGAAACAAAGATTATATTTTTGGTAATTAAAAAAATCTTTCTACATTTGCAGAAACAAAACCCACCGGGGGGAATACCCGGCAATGATATGAAAGTAAAAGAGAGCAAAGAATTAAACGAGTTGGCGACCCTTTCCGGGAAACCCGCCAAACAGGTATCCGACATTATCGTTTCGGAATTACTCAATAAAAAAATAATTGAGGAAACGTCGGACAATTGGGGTTGCCCGATTTCCGATTGTTACGAACGGGATATTACCGTTGTTGAAATTGCCGGGATTATACGTGCAATCGGTATCGACGTTGTAAAATCGGTACATTTGGACGCATTATTGGAATGTGTGTTGATTGGCGACGGGGATTGCCCGGAGTGTGGCGGCGAAATGGAGGTTACGGACGGCGAATATAAGCAAACAGGCGGGGACGGATATATTACGCCCCCGGAATATACCCCAATTTGGGAGGAAACAACGTGTACGCATTGCGGACACAAAGAGAGTAACGAACCGAGTTATTAACAATAAAAATTAAAGTTATGGCATTGAGATTAAGAGTAAACGAAGCAATCGCCCGTTCCGAGGCGAACGGAAAAAAGGTTTTGAAAAAAGACATTGCCGCCCGTCTTTTTGAGGGTGCAAGCGAAAGCGCACAACAGGTAAATATGACGAATTTATGTAACGGCACGACCAAACGGATTGTCCCGGAATGGGTCGTTATCCTTTGCGAAATGTTGGATTGTACGGCGGATTATCTGTTTGGTATGGAGGGCGGAAACGATGAAAAGTAAATTTGTTGCATGGTTGGAAGCCGCCGCCGATACCATGTTTTCGGATTTATGGCAGGCAAAAGCCTTAATTGTCGTATTCGGCGTATTGGGGTTATGTTGTTTAGTTGGTTCTTTTTGGAACCCGTGGCAATTGATTTTTGCGGCAATGTGCGCCGCAATGGTTTTATGTGGTATTTCAGAATATAAAAAGTATAAAAAATGAGAGCGAAAAAGAGCGATAAACCGGGCGACCCGGTAAAAGAGGTTGCGGGAACCGTTGGCAATGTTGCCCCGGATATGTTCCCCGATATTAACGAGGAACAACAAACGATTATTCCCCCGTTCGTTGAGGTTCAACCGGAACAACCAACCGGAGTGTTTGAGATAATACCGGGCATGACGGTTGAGGAAATGACGGCAATGTTTTTCGACGAAAAAACGTTGATTGAACCGCCGTATAAGGTTTGGCAGTTAAACAGTAAGGGACACAGGTATTATTACCGTTACGACGATGCCGGGAACCCGGATTTTTTCCCGTCTGTTACAACCGTGTTGTCCCAAACATTACCCAAAGCCCCGCACTTAATCAATTGGATTGCGAACAAAGGCATTGAGGAAGCCGAGCGATACAAAGGCGAACGGGCGGCGTATGGAACGTTTATGCACGCCGCATTTGAGGAATTATTGATTAACCGGGCGTATGATTTGGACGGACTGAAAGGCAAACTAAAAGAATATATTGAGGTTTACCGATTGCCGGACGATTTCATATATTACGCCGACGACTTAAAAAAGGACGTATTGGCATTTGCGCAATTTGTATTGGATTATGATGTTAGACCGTTAGCCGTGGAAATTGCGTTGGTACACCCGTATTACAAGTATGCCGGAATGATTGATTGCCCGTGTACGATGCGGGCAAAGATTGGGAGCGACGACCGTATTAACGCAATCGTCGATTTCAAAAGCGGGCGAAAAGGTTTTTACGAGGAAAGCGAAATACAATTAGGAATGTACCGGGATATGTGGAACGTCAATTTTGAGCAATTCCCCGTTACCCGTATTTTCAATTTCAGCCCGAAAGATTGGCGCAAACGCCCGTCGTACAATTTGAAAGAACAAACCGAAAGCCCCAATATACGCAAAATCCCCTATCTGTTAGAGATTGCCGCCATTGAGGACGAAAAGCGGGACAACACGTTTACGGCGGTTAATGGTATGGTTCTTTTGGACGACGCCCCGGATTTAACCCAAAACGTAATATCGTTGTCGTTGGCGGAATTGATTAAAACCAAAGCCCCCAAAGAGGCAACCCCGGACGAAACAACGGACGCCGCCGATAAGGTCAAAGCAGATGCGGACGCACCGGAGCCAACCGAGGGAACCGAGATAAAGAAAACAACGATTGTAAAGCGTGCCGGGAAAAAGGCAAAGGAGGCGGAAAACAAGCCCGCCACGGGACGAAAGACGGCGAAACGAACGGTTGCACCGGAAAAGGAACAAAAGCCCGCAAATACGCCTAAAAAGCCCAAAAATGAGAATAAGAAAAAATTGTTGAACGACGACCCCGAAATATAAAGAGCGATGAAAGGACGAATAAGACGACCGGAGGCGGAAAAATCCCGTTTGATTTTACCCCGTGTCGGACAAATAAAAATAGGAATGAAAAACGCCAACGGATACCCGCAAAGCGTTGATTATTTCATCCCAACGGGAAAGTATGCCGGGTTATTTACACAGGCATACGGCGATAAGCCCCAAACAATACAAATCGTTTTCCCGGACGACGACCCGGCGAAAGTATGCAACGAACGGTACGAATACCGGGACGACGACGGACGATTGATTGCGGCGGGCGACGGCGAAACGTTCCAAGTATGGGACGGCAAAAAGTACGAAACGTTGACAACGGAAAAGTACCCAAATTTGATGCAATCCATTACGAAACGTTACCCAAACAAAAAGAGCAAACAGGACGGACACGACGGTTGGGAAATTACGTTGACGTTGAATTTTATTGTACCGTTGGTACGTGGCGTTGCCGGGGTATGGCAGTTCGCAACAAAGGGTACGGCGTCCACAATCCCGCAAATCCGGGAAACGTTCGACGGTATGTTGGCGGAACGTGGTTTTTGTAAGGGAGTAATTTTTGATTTGAATGTACAATTTGCGACAACCCAAAAACCGGGCGACCGTTCCCGTTTTCCGGTTGTTTCGTTGGTTCCGAATGAGAGTGCCGACAACGTATTGAAAGTACGTAAGGCATGGGAACCCGTTAAACAATTGGAGGGCGGCGACAATGGAACGGAAAATTGACATTGAATTGAACGGTATTATTACGCTGACTTATACAGACAATAATACAGGACGACGACAACAAACCAAGTTAAAAGCCGTTGAGCGTAAAAGTAACAGTTGCGAAAATTGTTTTTTGCAACAATATTCATGTTATCGTTTTTCTTGCAATGGTGCAAACCGGGCGGATAAAACGGATATTAAATTTTTGCAAAATGACAATTAGAGATAGTAATTATATAACCATTTTAGCCCCAATGATTACCCGGTTAAAGTTGAAAGGTAACGAATTGTTGGTTTTCGCTTTGATACATGGGTTTAGTCAAGACGGGGAAAGCCGTTTTAAGGGGTCGTTGCGATACCTTATTGAGTGGACGGGATTAGACAAAACAACCGTTATAAAGTTGCTCAAATCGTTGGTTGAAAAACAGTATATTAACAAATTTGAGTACGAAAAAAATAAGGTTCGTTATTGTGAGTACACGACGAATTATTGGGCGGCTTTAGAGTGGTTGGAAAATTCCACCACCCCCCCGGTTGAAAAAAACAACCACCCCGGTTGCGAAACACAACCACCCCCCCGGTTGGAAAATCCAACCACCGTGGTTGGAAAATCCAACCCTATATTAAATACTGATATAGATAACTCTTTTGGTATTGATAAGGATAAACCCGCCAACGAGGTTGCCGGGGATTTATTCCCGGACGAACAATTGGAGCTTCAGAACGATAAAAAAAGAACGTCGATATTTCGCAATTCCGATGTTTACAAATTGGTTAAGTTTTCGCCCGACGGCAACAACGATTATTCCGAGTTTGAAAAACTGTTTGCGACGCCGGAATTTGAACGGGTCGATTTGGTTTATTATTTCCATACGGTCGCCGATTGGTCGGAAACTAAGCAGGGAGTAAAGAGAACCCGGACGGGTTGGATTGCCACGGTACGCAACTTTATTCGTGGCGATGTTGAGAAAAAGAAATTGCATTTGAAACCGGAATACCAAGCCCCGCAAAAACGATTGGACGTTGGCGGCGCAATGGATTTCCTTAATGACAATTATTGATATGGAAAATTTGCCGGAAAAAGTAAATATGCAGTCCGCAGCGTTGGCGATATACAACCCAACGCCCGGTACAAAAGCAATCGACATACGCCGACAAATGGTGCAATTACCGGAGGTTGCCAAATCGTTATCCGGGGTCGAAAAGTACATTTTTGCCGCCTCAACGAAAACGCAAATTGCCGAGATTGACGACGGCACGTTGGTTGCCAAAACCGGGCAAATGTTCCGGTTTATCGCTTTGGACGTCGGGTATATAATCCCGACCAATACGGACGATTGGGCGTACATTTGTACCCGGTTGTTGGATATACTCAAAAAATACTATTCGCAAATGACGTTGGCGGATATTAAGTTGGCATTTGAGTTGGCGACGACCGGGGAATTGGACGACTATTTGCCAAAAGACAGTCAAGGCAACCCGGATAAAAAGCATTACCAACAATTCAACGCCGATTATTTCGCAAAGATATTGAACGCATACAGGCGAAAGCAAAACGGGGTTATCAATAAAGCGTATAAGGCTTTGCCGGAACCGAAAAGGGAGTTGACCCCGGAGCAAAAAAGGTATTACCATAACGAAACGGTCGCCCGATATAGGGACGTATTTTTGCGGTACAAATATACCGGGCGTTTTGAATTGGGTATTGCTGACGGAATGTTTATATATGATTGGTTGCGGAAACGTGGGTTAGCCAACGAGATTGCCGGAACCGAGGACGACCGCAAACAGGCATACGCCCGGTATATGCAACGTGTCGCCCGTGGGTTCGTCAACAAATACGAAGCGTTCCACGTCCAAAAGAAAGGAACCGACGCACCGGAATTGGATTTTACGGCGTATGAGATAGCGAGGGACAAAGAGATAAAACGCACATTTGACCGTATGATTGCGGACGAATTGCAGATTGAAAACTATTTAGATTTTTGGAAATGAACAAAATAACGATTGATTGTATTATTGGCATTGACCCCGGAAAAACCGGGGGTATTGCTGTTTGGCGTCCGAACCACAAAACCGAGGTTATCAAAATGCCGGGCGACCTTATGGAGTTGAAACAATGGTTTGAGTACATGAAAAGTATTTGCCGCCCGTTGGTATTCGTCGAAAAGGTGCAATTGCGCCCGGACGATGTAAACGACAACCCCGGCAAAGCCTTTCGGGTGCAAAAACTGTTATCCGAGTTTGAAAAACTGAAAACAATTATTGCTATGTGCGACGTACCGTTTGTTTTGGTACACCCGCAAAAGTGGCAAAACGAATTAAAATTGCGTGTTAAGGGGGAGGAAAAGCCGCAACGCAAAAAGCGATACCAACGAGCCGCCGCCGATTATTACCCGGACGTTAAGGCGACATTGTGGAACGCCGATGCGCTTATGATTTTGCACTTTGGACGATACATTTTGCACAACAACCCCCGTTGGGTTTTGGAAAATTTACCCGCCCCGATGCACAACCGTTTATTTTAAGCCCGTACACGGCTTTAATTTATCCAAATGGCAAAGAGTATGGCAGACGACGACAAAGCCCCGCAAATCGAAAATACCGAAAAAATAACGGCAAAAGAGTTGGCGGAAATGGTAAAACAGATGCGGCATAACCAACGGCGTTGCCAACGTAACCCAACCCCGGAAAAGTTGGCGACGTTGGAGCGTTGGGAAAAGGAGGTTGACGCCGTGGTTGCGGTTCTGACAGATACACAAATGAAATTATTTTGATATGGACGAAATGGATTATATCTATTTAGGCAACCGATTGACCCGCCCGGAATTGCGACGTATGCCGTGCCGGGCGGTTCGTCGTTTGAATGGCAAATGTATTCGGGGGCGTAACGGTAATATGTTAGTTGAATTTCCCGGAGTGGGTAAAGTTGTTGTTTTGGGTCGATTATTGCGAAAACTCAAAAATAAAAAATAAAAGTTTTGGTAATTAAAATAATTCCCGTATTTTTGTGGCATGAAATAACACCGACCGGGCGGGTTCCCGGAACAAAAAAACAAAATATGGCAACTGAAAATACAAAAACAGATGAATTTGGAGCCGTTCGCCACGCAATGAGCATGAACGATTTACGGGATTTATACAAGCGGTTGGAAAACTTTATTGCAGATTGTACCCGCAATGAGGTTGACAACAACCGGGACGCCATAAACGGCGTTTTGACGTTGATACATAAACGAATGTTAGATTTACAAAATAAGTAGTAACCGCCGGGGGCAACCCCGGCATAAAAAGAGCGATAAAATGATTATCAAAAAATTAGAATTGTCGAATTTCCAAGTAATTAAGGAGTTCAACGCAGATTTTGAGGGCAATGTATATTTCATTACCGGGGACAATGAGTTGGGAAAATCCACGCTATTAAAGGCAATCGGGGCGTTATTGACCGGAAACCGGGACGCCGTGTTGCGTAATGGCGAGGAAAAAGGATTTGCCAAAATGGTAGTTGGCGACGACGGCGAGGAATACGACGTTGAATTGCGATTTACCAAAGCCAACCCACGGGGTACGTTATCAATCAAACAGAAAACAACCGGGATGCGGTCGGATAACGTAAGTATGTTGCAAAAGGTTTTCGGATATACCGATTTTGACGCCGTGGAGTTTTCCCGTTGGTCGGAAACCGCCGAGGGTCGCCGCAAGCAAGTTGAGTACGTGCGGGCGTTGTTGCCGGAAAATGTGCAAAAGCGTATCGCCGAGATTGACGCCGAGGTTACGACCGTTAAGGACAAACGCAAAGAGGCAAACGCCGAGGTTAAGACGTACACGACCATTTGCGCCGCCGCCGAAAAACAGTTGAAGCCGGGCGACGCCAAAACGTATGCCGAGAAAATCGACATTGCCGACTTAATGGAGGAACAAAACGAGAACGCCCGGTTGATTGAAAAAGCAAAAACCGTGCGTACCGCTTTGCAAACCCGGACGGAACAATTGGAGGCAATCCCCGGTCGTATCAAAGCCGCCGAGGAAACAAAGAAAGCCGAAATTGCCGCCGCCGACAAATCCGCCACAGATGCGCAAGCGGAATACGACCGGATTGTTGCCGAGGCAAAAAAGGCTTTGGACGCCGCAAAAAAACAAAGCAAAGCCGATGCAAAAGCCGCCGCCGACAAATACGACGAAACGTTGGCGCAAATTGAAACCGACAAAGCCGATTACGAAACCCGTAAGAATAACGCCGCCGCATGGTTGGCAAAATACGAGGAAAACAACCCGGAAAAATTGGATACAGCGGAACGCCTCAAACAAGCCGAGGAACACAACAAAATTAATGCTTTGGTTGTGGACTATGTGGCAAAGAAAAAGCAAAAGGACGCCGCCGAAAAGGTCGCCCAAACCCACGAAAAAAAGTTGTCGGATTTACTCAAAGAACGGGAAACCCTTATTGCAAAATCGGAATTGCCGATTGCCGGGTTGACATTCACGGACGACGGGTTGGAATTAAACGGCGTGCCGTTCGTTGCCGGGAAAGTATCGGATAGTCAAATTATGGAGGTTGCCGCAAAACTTATCATTGCAAGCAATCCGACCGTTAAAGTATTCCGTATTGCGAGGGGCGAAAGTTTGGGCGCAAAACGTCTGCAATCCCTTATCGAATTAGCCCGTAAAGAGGGTTATCAAGGCTTTATTGAGGAAGTCAAACGAGGACAGGACGATTTAATTATTGAGGAATACAGCGAAAACGAATAATCAACCGGGGGCGGGTTCCCGTCCCCCTTAATACAACAAAAACAATGGCATATACATTGAACGAAAATTTGAAGCGTTGGGCGGAACAATACGAAACCGCCGAGTTCGTAAAAAACGACCCGGTACAAATTCCACGCCGTTACGATAGTCGGGTAAATATTGAAATATCCGCTTTTGTTACGGCGTGGATTGCATGGGGCAACCGCAAACAGATAATCAAAAAGGCGGATTTTATCGACCGGGAAATTTTCCACGGTGCGCCGTATCATTACATTGTCGGAACCGATACACAGGGAGCCGCCCCGGAATGGCGACAATATAAAGACAGCCCCGAAAGTTTTTACCGAACGTTTACGTTTGCCGATTTCCACGACCTTTGCGCCCGGTTGTATGATGTGTACACGTCGGCGGAAAGTATGGAGGCGGCAATAAAGAAAACCCACGAAACAAACGGCGAAACTGCATTGTCAACGTTACAATCGTTATTCGGTTCCGTTAATGGTATCCCGGATTTTGAAACCCAATCAGCGTGCAAACAGTTGTGTCTGTTTTTGCGTTGGATGTGCCGCAAGGGTTCCCCGGTTGACTTTGGATTGTGGACGGTATGCGAACCCCGTAATTTGATTATGCCGTTGGATACGCACGTACATGAACAGGCAATCCGGTTGGGGTTGACGACACGCCGAACGCCGGATTTACGCACCGCCATTGAGATAACCGACCGTTTCGCCGAGATATTCCCGGACGACCCGACCAAAGGGGATTTTGCGTTGTTCGGTTACGGGGTCAACAAAGGAACCGCCGCCGGGATAAACGATATTGCCGAGGCAACAACCAAATTATCCGAGGCAACGAAAAAGGGAACCAAAGCCCAAAATAAAGTCAACGAAGCAATTGCCGCCGTTCCAACCCCGGTTGCGGATTTGAGTATTGCGGACGTTCTGAAAATGCCGTTGTTCTTTGACAATGTGAAAACCCAATTAACGAGCCTTTGGAACGACCGGGAAACCGCCCGCAAAAAAGCCGCAAAGGATAACCAACGATTGAAAGCGCACGTTATCGACCGTATGCACAACGCCGGGGATTGGGAGCCGGGAAAATTCGTTGTTATTTTCGCAACGATATTGGATAAAGTGGCAACCGGGTATTCGTCAAACGAACGGGAATTTATCCGGGCGGTTGGAATGACAGCGTTTAATATTACCATGCAAAAGTTAATCGACGATGAAAAAAAGAGAGATAACAGCGACGGGAACGATAAACAATAACGGCGGGTTGGCAATGTACATGGGGGAATTAAACGAGTTTTTCAAAGGTTGGAAAGGTTCCCGCATTATTGCCCGCTTTATTGTTGCGTCGCCCGGTTCGTCCGAGGCTTTGAAAGGGTATTATTTTAATTATGTTGTGCCGACGTTTAAGCACGCAATTTGGGAGGCGGGCGAACGTCTAACAGAGGAACAAACCGAACGGCGTTTGCGGGAATTTTCCCCGGTTATGTACGTCGAACGGGTCGATACGGAAACGGGGGAATATACCCACGAATTGCGCACCGTTGCGGACTTATCGAACGCCGAGTTAATCGAACATATCGAAACACTCAAACAGATAGCCGCCGAGGAATACAACACGTATATTGACGACCCCCGAACGTTGTAACTATGTTTTGCAAATGCGGCGGCAAACGCAAGGATTACCCGTTGACGGGTTGGCGGGTTATACGGTCGAAATATACCCCGTACCGTTGGAGCCGTATTTATTGCCTCAACTGCAAATGTACATGGGTTACAGGTGCGGGATATGTAGAACAAACGCCCGAACAAAACGGGCAACAAAAACTTTTCAAGAATGGCGAATTTGACAGATAGCGACCTAATGCCGCAAGGCAAATTTAAGGGTCAAACAATGGAAAACGTACCGTATTGGCATTTGCTTTGGTTAGCCGACCAACCGTTTTGCCGTAAGGACGTAAAACAGTACGTCGAGGAAAACCGGGACGTATTGGAGTTAGAGAAAAAGCGGGATAAATTCCGCAACGAAAACGAGTAATAACAATTTAACAGTAACGAGAGTATGAAATTTGAATTAAAAGACATTTGTTTTTTCGATTGCGAAACAACCGGAGTACCCGCAAAGGGTTTGAAATGGGATGCGGATTTTAACCAATTCCCGCACGTTGTACAATTGGGTTGGGCGTTTGGAGATAAAGAACGTTGTTTTATTATCAAACCGGATAATTACGAGATACCGCCGGAAACAACCGCCATACATGGTATAACGACCGAACGGGCAATTGCCGAGGGCGTACCGTTTGCCGAGGTTATCGACGAATTTTTGGCAGATGCCGCCGCCGCCCCGCTTGTATGTGCGCACAACATTTATTTTGATACGTCGATGTTAAAAGCAAACGTTTTGCGTTATTGTGGCAAAGAATATTACGACGCCCGGTGCGAGGACGCATTGCACAAAGGAAAACGCATTGATACAATGATGAAAACAATTAAATTTGTCGGCGCATTGTATCAGAATGGCAGACCGGGGAAATTTCCCAAATTGGAAGAATTGTTTGCAAAATTGTTCCCCCCGGCGAAACATTCCCGGCGCATGACGCATTACAGGACGTTAAGGCATTGCGCCGATGCGTCCCGGAATTGGTCGAATTAGGGATTATTGAGTTGCAACAAAAGGAATACCCGGCGGAACAACTCAAAGCGAAATTTGAGCCGGAAAAGCCCCAAAACGGGGGTATTGAGTTTAACGACCCGAACCCCGTAACGGAGCCAATCCCGGAGCCTCAACGCCCGGCGGTCGCCCGGAATAAAACGACAAAGGATTTGTTGAACGAAAGCGAATTTTAAGATTATGGCAAAGCGAACAAAAGACGAATTTACACGGGATTGGATAATTGAAAATTCAATTGACGTGTTGAGCCAATACGAAAACGGTATATTGACGATACGTGCGTTGCATTATCAGTTAGTAAGCCGGGGAATGACAAACACGTTACAGCATTACAAACGTGTTGTCGCCGCAATGGAGGTCGCCCGGTGGGACGGTCGGGTTGATTTTGAAGCGTTCAGCGACCGAGATAGGGCAATGTGTGGAACGACAAAAGCCACGGAAACCGTATTGGAGGACAAACAGGACGAAGCCAAACGACAGGTCGGATTATGGATGCGTTCGTATGGCAAAAACCGTTGGGAAAACCAACCGTATTACCCGGAAATTCTTATTGAGAAAAAAGCGTTGGAGGGCGTTTTTGCGAAACCGTGTGCCAAATGGGACGTTGCGGTTGGAGCGTGCAAAGGTTATCCGTCGTTAACGTTCTTATATGAATTGTCCGAGCGTTTACGGGACGCCCAAAGCGAGGGTAAAAAGCCGATTATATTATATTTCGGCGATTACGACCCGTCCGGCGAGGACATACCCCGGTCGATTGGGGAAAACTTGCAAAAGTTCGGCGTTTATGATGTGGAAATACGCCGTATTGCCTTAATGGAACAACAGGTTATCGAATGGAAATTGCCGCCCGCCCCGGCAAAGGAAACAGACAGCCGGACGGCAAATTGGGACGGATTGGGACAGGTTGAGTTAGACGCCGTAAAACCGGAAAAATTGATTTCCATGTTGAACGATGCGGTTAACGAGATATTCGACCAAGATTTGTACGACGAATTGATTACGCAGGAAAACGAGGAACGGGAATTGTTCCAAGCCGAGTTAAAACGATACGTTGAAAATGATTTATAAAAACCGAGCCGGGCGGGTTCCCGGCAACAAATAATTATACAGATATGAGCGAAAAAGAAAAGCCCGCAAACGTAATGTTGATACCGACCGAAAAGGCGTTTGCATTGTCGAAAGTCAAGACGTTAAAGGACGGCGGGTTGGACGTCCATTATGAAGTTACCGAAACCGTCGGTAATGAGAGTTACACAAACAAATATCACGTCGAAAGCGCAAAGGATATACACCCGGATTTGCGCAATTGCTTTGACAGGTTGCGCCCAATTATGGGGCGTATTTTCAACATAACGTCGTTTTTGTCCCTTATGGAAACGCCGGATATGAAAGCCAACCAAAAGCAAAAAGACGCCGCCCGTGATTTTGCGGATGAAATGTTGAAAAACATTGAGGTTCGGGGCGTGTCCCTTTCCGGTCAAGATGATAACGTTGGTTGCGTTCTTACGGGATTGTTCACGGTATCCAATAACCAAAAGACGGCGATAAATTCGCCCCGTCTGAAATTCAATACCGAAACGTTCGGTTTTGAGGAAGAATTGGAGGAAATTATAGGGGATATTGAAAACGAGGTTTACGCCTTTCTTTTCAAGGGTAAAAAGGCGCAATTGGAGTTGTTCGGAGCCGACGGGGAAGCCGCACCGGGATTGGATAACGCACCGGGCGACCCCGGATTGTTCCCGGAGGTTGGCGACCCGGCAAACGAGGGCGACGACAACGAACCCACAGGCGACGACGATACGGACAATATGTAACGTATGGAGCCGATATTGTTAACAGACCGGGAGGAATACCAATTTGTAACTGATAGGGGGTTTTGCCCCCTATTGGATTACAAGCGGTTTACAATGGATATTCGTTTGCGGGTCGAAATACAACGGGAATTGTTCGGACATTGCGTTTTTGGTCGTGGTAACATACCGCAAGCCAATGAACGTTTTTTTAGGTGGGTTTGGGAACATAAGCCGCACCAATGCGAGGAAACATTGCGCCCGTTACCGAGTTATTCCGCCGTGTATTGTTCGCATATCTTAACAAGGGGTTCGCACCCGGAAATAGCACACGACCCCCGCAATATCAATATCCTTTGTTTTGAGATGCACAACCGTTGGGAAAATGGCGACCGGGAACGTATGCGGATTTATCCGGCAAATATGCGGCTTATTGAGTTAATGAAAACAGAGTATCAACAATTACAAATCCGGTAAATGAGAACAAAAAAGAGAACAACCGATTTTGGGGCAATTTCCCGGTCGTCAGTTAAACGAGATTTCAAAAGGGTACAAACATACCCCGCCGAGGAAAAAACCCCGCAAATCGAAGAAATGCCGAAAATAAATGCCGAACGTCGTATTATTCATATATCCGAAACAAGCGGATACGCCAAATTTGCCCGGTACATTGTCGGCAAATTGGTACGACTGAAAGAAAAAGCGAATATTGGCGGCAATTCATGGTATTGCGAGTTTGTACACGACGACGACCGCCGGGCGTTGAATATGGCGGCGGGTTGGTCGGATAACAAACGGGAATATCTGTTTGACGGGGTTAAATTCAAAAATTAGAAATATGGCAAAATATGTATGTAAAAACCAATCGGATAATCTTTGCGATACGTGCGAATTTTGTATTGCCGATTGTATGCAACCCGTCGAATTTGGCAACGGGATTGGCAACGATAATGTTGTTGAGTGTGCCGGATATTATCCCACGGGGGAAATACCGGAATACGTCGAGGAAATTAACGATTAAAATTAACGATTATGAGTGTAAACAAAGTAACATTATTAGGGCACACCGGGAAAGCCCCGGAATTTAAGGAGTTCGAAAACGGCGGTTGCGTGGCGACATTTTCGTTGGCAACCACGAAACGAGGTTTTACCACAAAGGACGGGCGACAAATCCCGGAGCGTACCGAATGGCATAACGTAGTATTGCAAAACGGTTTGGCAAAGGTCGCCAATCAGTACGTCAAAAAGGGCGACAAACTGTATATTGAGGGGGAATTGCGAACCCGGAGTTATGACGATGCGCAAGGCGTCAAACGGTATATTACCGAGATTGTCGCAACCGATATGGAAATGTTGACACCGAAAGCGACCGGAGCCGGAACGCAAGCCCCGCCGCCGCCCGTTGCGGATGCACCCGCCCCCGACGGAACCGACGATTTACCATTTTAACCGTTGACGATATGGGAGCGATAAACGGACGGGTTATTTATAGCCCAAAGGGTAAAGCCGGGGAATATGCCGAGAACGCCGCCAACTTTTATGTTGGTTGTTCAAACGGTTGTACGTACTGTTATTTGCGCAAAGGTCGTGGCGCAAAAGTGTTGGGAGGCAATCGCCCGGAGTTGAAAAAAACGTTGAGAGAGTACCCGTATGCGTTGGATATATTCAAAAATGAGTTATTAAAGCATAAGGACGAATTGCAGAAAACCGGGTTGTTCTTTTCATTTACGACCGACCCGTTGTTGCCGGAAACGCAAAGGTTGACCCGTCAAGCGGTCGGCGTATGCCAACGGCACGGCGTCCCGGTTAAGATATTGAGCAAATGCGCCGAGGGTATAAACCTTTTTGTTGACTTTGCCGAGGCGTCCGAGGGTTGGGACGTATCCCGCATTGCCATTGGTTCCACGTTGACCGGGTGCGACGAATTGGAGCCAAACGCAAGCCCAAACAAAATGCGGATAAACGCATTGGCACGGGCGAAACGCCACGGGTTCCGTACCTTTGCGAGTGTGGAGCCAATCCCGCCGGGAATGTTTGACCGGGCGTATTCTGTAATTGCGTTTTCGTACCCCTTTGTTGACCTTTTCAAAATCGGATTACAAAGCGGTTGCAGATATACCAAACGGGATACGTTGGCGTTCTATCAGACCGTAACGGAATATTGGGAGGCGCACCCAAAGAGTACGCCCCGGATATATTGGAAAGATAGTTTTGTAAAGGCGTCCGGGATTGAACGGGAATTGTTGCCCGTCCATTGCGTCCCGTCAAATTGGGATTTGTTTAACGAAAACAGGAACGAAAATGCAGTTTAATAGTAAAGATTATAACCCCGCCCAACACGACCGTTGGCGGGCGTTAACCGTAAAAAACCCGTATGCAACGCAGTTGGTAACGGCGGCGTTTGAGGACAACGGGATTATTTACGCCGAAAAGTCGATTGAGGTACGAAGCAAAAACACAACGTACCGGGGCGACCTTTTAATTTGTTCGTCCAAAAACCCGGATTTGCCCGGATATGAAAACGGCGTTACGTTGGGGTTGGTCGAATTATACGATATTAAGCCCGTCGCCGATTTTACCCCGTATGATTGGGAGCAAACCCGGATACCCCCGGAAAAGCGCAAGGCGATAACAAAGGGGTACGGTTGGTTGATGCGGAACCCCCGCCGGGTTATCGAATTTCCCGTTAAGGGGCAATTGGGGATTTACAATTTGGTTTATACAAAAGATTGTATATTGCCGTACCCCGTGGCAATGGTTATGGATAAAGAGGGTTACGAAATGACAAAGGAGGCAAAAAAATGAAAGATGCAAAAAAGTACAAAGTAATTGTAACAGGCGAAAAAATACGGGGAACCGTTATTGATAGCCACGGAACCGTAAAAGATATAAAGACGGGTAAATGTTATTATTGTAACGAGGTAGAACACAAAGAACGTCGCCACATGGTGCAAATTGGGTTCCATATATGGCGGTTCGGTTTTTATCTGTTTGCCCGTGAATATCTGAAATACAATAGTTGGTTTATCGTTCCCGGCGTGTCCGTCGATGCGGTCAACGGTTACGACCGTTATGTTGACGTTGAATTGAAATTTTTGTTTGTTGGCGTGGGTATCCGCTTTATTTGGATAAAACGCAAAAGTAAAAGATAATTCTTTTGGTAATTAAAATAAAGATTGTATCTTTGACGCAGTTTAATAACGCCGGGGTAATTCCCCGGCTAATACTTTCAAAAATGGAACAAAGAACGGAAACAATAAGCAGTACAACGGCGGGGATGTTGCAAATCAACGCCTCCGATTTTGATTGCGAGATAATCGAATTGGGAATTGCAGGCGGAGGCAAAGCACGCATAACCGTTCGGGGAACCGCTGAAAATTTAGCCGCATTATTTGACTATGTAAACGAGGCGGCGGAATGAGAGTAAAGCAACCGGAACAATTCAACCCGGAAAGGGAATATAAGCCCGGCGAACGTTGCGTTTATCGGGGAATGGTTTTAATTGCCGAGGTATGGACGGCGGCGGATGCACGGTTTGCAAATAACAGTCCCGCAATATTTACCCAACGTTGCGTCCGTTGTAAAATCAAAAGGGACGATTGCCCCGGAGTTGGTCGCCAATGCGATAAATTCCACAGAACGGACAAACGGACGATTTATTGGCGATTGGTTCGTATGGCGAAAGGTTACAAAGGGGTTGAAACATTAGAGTTTAACAGTAACGGAACAATTGCCGGGGTTAAAGTTGAAGCCGCCCCGGATAGTATAAACAGTAAAAAAGTAGAGCGATGAACAAACAAATTTTATCCCCGTTCGATTGCGATATGTGCGCAATGGTCGAGGACATAACAGGCAACCCGATTGACGTAAAACCCCAATCGGATTATTTCGTTTTGAGTTGGGAACAATGCCCGTGCGACCGTACCAACCCGGAGGGGCAAAAAGCCGAGGCAATCAAACAAGCCGTTAACGGTCGATTGGGAACACGTGCGATTGCATGGGAATATAAAGACGGTCGCCAATCTGTTACAGTTGAGTACGACCCGACCGAGTACCCGGAGGAAATACGCACCCGTTTAACCGACCCGGATTTTACAGCCGGGCAAAAGTATTGCCGTACTTTGTTGGAGGTTGACGCAATCCAAGTTCGCCGGGATAATGTGGAAACCCTTGTTAAATTTACAGGCGGCGGAACAATGACAACGCCGAGAATCCCGGACGGTATCGCCGTATATTCATTCCCGGACGGCAACGGCATATTTATTGACGTCCCGGAAAAATGGTACATTATCCGGGAACCGAACGGACGATTGACCGCCCGACCGGAACGGGAATTTAACCGGGAATTTGAACCCAAAGGAATACGCACCGTTGGAAATTACGACGGTAAACCCGCCCGCCCGTCGATTACTGAAATTGTCGATTTGTTCAATGAGTTGTTCGGAACCAACATTGCGTCCCGTTGTCGTAAGATAGAGGAAGAATTTAACGAGTACAAAGAGGCGGTAAAACACGCAATGCCGACATTCGACGACCCCGGACGCATGAACGCCGTAATTGATGAATTGGCAGACCTTAACGCCGTTGTATTTCATTCCGCCGCAATATTAGGCATACCACAACGGGAATTGTTGGAAATGGCATACGACAAAGTAAAAGGACGCCAAACAAACCCAATGTATAAACGTGCTTATAATTGCGGACATTGCCGCAACTATATGAATGAGGACGCCGACGGAAACGGACATTGTGCCGTATATAAATGGGGGATAACCTATTTTTCCCCGGTAAATGAATGTAAAGATTTCAAACCATTAAAATAATTAAGAGCGATGAACAAAGAAAAGAGTTTTGCAAAGGAATTGGCGGAATTGATTAACCGCCACAGTATCGACGCCAAATTTGAAACGGCGGACGACATTTTGGCAACCGTGGCGATTGATGCGTTGAACGCATACGCCAAAGCCAAACAGACACAGGAACGCAGAAACAACCCGGAAACCGACGATTGCGATTGCCCGGCGTGTCAAATGCGCCGAGCGTTGGAGGCAAAGAAAGCCGCCCGCCCGGAACCCGGTAAAAAGGAATACAGGAAACCGGAGGCGTTCGACGTTCCAAAGGAAGTGCAAGCAATGGCGGAATTTTTCGGCGAAATGTTCCCCGGAACAACGGTTGAAATACACCGGGTCGAAATGCCACGACGTAACCCACGGGATAAACGCAGAGCGAAAAACAAACGCAATGGAGGGCGTCGAAATGAAACCCGTTGATTTTCCCGGCACGAATGTAGTATTTGCCAAAGAGCAACCGGAATATATACCATTGCCCGCAATGAGAATACCGGACGACCCGCAAGGGCTAATAATAACAAAGTGGGAATTATCCCCGGACGAATTGAAGCGGGTACAGGAAACCGGAACAATTCATTTATCCGTACTAACGTTTAATCAGCCATTGCAACCCGTGTTACTGACGGTCGATTTACCGACCGAATAAGAAAGCGCAAGCCCCGGAAAACAAAGCCGGGGCTTGCGCTTTCTTATTC